TGAAGTATTCTGACGTAATGCCGCTACACCTACGCCAGTGTTGCTTGAGGCAGTTGTACTGTTTTCAAGGGCGGCATAGCCCAACGCTGTAATCTGACCTGTGCTGTTTGTGTATCCTGCACGATACCCAAGCATTGTATTTGCAACACCAGTGGTTGTTCCATACCCCGCAAGACCACCGACAAATACGTTTACGTTGCCAGTCGTATTGCTGTACCCCGCCTGATAACCCACAGCAGTGTTGTTGGAGGCGGTGGTGTTAGAAAATAATGAAGATGTGCCTAACGCTACATTGTATGAACCTGTTGTTGTTGAAAAACCAGATGCCCATCCAAGGAAAGAATTAGATTCACCAGTAGAGTTTGTGTAACCCGCACGGCGACCAACCATTAAATTTCTAGTAGCAGTTGTGTTGTTTAAGCCTGATTGATGCCCAACAAATGTATTTTCACCGCCTGTATTGTTGTATCCTGCTTGATAACCTACAGCGGTGTTTTCTGATGCTGTGGTGTTGGAGCGCAAAGCAGCCTCACCAACTGCTACGTTATTGCCGCCAGTAGTGTTGAGCCTCAGTGCTTCTTGACCAATACCTGTGTTGAGTGCGCCAGTTGTGTTTGCGGCTAAAGCCTCCTCACCAAAAGCGGCATTGTTATATCCTGTTGTGTTCGCTTGCAACGCCACATAACCAAAAGCGGCGTTTTGATAACCACTCGTATTAGCCGCTAAAGCACTCGCGCCCACCGCAGTGTTGGTAGCCACAGCACCTGCACCAAGGCCCACGGTAAGTCCTTGGATGGTTGCGCCGGGTACGACAGACAGCAAGCTGCTGGTCAGGCGCATTTGTTCAAAGCCAGCGGTAAACCACAGAAACGGTCGGCTGTTGTTGTCTTGAAAATAAGTGCCTGTTCCGTCAACACCCCAATCAGAAGACCCGCTAGTGTTTTGGATTCGATAACGAGCATCAGCATTTGAGGCTGTATTTTGCAAAAGACCAATCAGAGCGCCAGCATTTTGAACGTGTAGACGTTGCGAAGCTGCACCGCCAACCCCCAAATTCGTCCCATCAAACGTCAGCGCACTACCAGAGGTAAGGACTTTGGAGCCGTTGAGGTAGGTGACACCGTTGGCTGTGCCGCCTGAGAGGGTGACATCACTTGAGGTGGTCAGCGTAGTGAATGCGCCTGTGGTGGCTGTTGTAGCGCCTACAGTTCCGTTGATGTTGATGGAGGCTGTGCCTGTCAGGTTTGTCACTGTGCCGCTTGAGGGTGTGCCAAGAGCAGGAGTAACCAAAGTGGGGCTGGTTGCAAACACCAAAGCGCCTGTCCCTGTTTCGTCTGTTACCGCAGCCGCAAGGTTGGCAGAGCTTGGAGTGGCTAAGAAGGTGGCAACACCAGAGCCCAAGCCTGAGATGCCTGTAGATACTGGCAAGCCTGTAGCGTTGGTCAAAGTGGCGCTGACGGGCGTTCCCAGCGCAGAGGCGTTGCCGCTTGCATCTAAGTTAACGGAGCGATCAGCGGGGTAGGTCAAGAATACGTTGACCGTTCCCGCAAAAGTAACCGCGCTGCCCGCATTGCTAGATGCGTAGACTGTAGTTCGGGTTAGTGTTGGCCCGGTAGTTGAGTATGTACCAAGACCGACCTCCCAACCGCCTCCGTTGTCGGTAGCTGCGTAGTAGGTAGTGTTGGTATTTCCAATGGCGGCAAAAGTCTGAAACCCCGTCACCGCACCCGTAAGAGTAAAACTTACAGTGGTATTTGCCGTGGCCGTTTCTTGGACGCGGTTTAAGAGGACTAAAGGCATTCAAGCCTCCCTTTTAAGAGGTTGCGGTTGTGCTGTAAGTGACGCTTACGGTGTCGCCTGCGGTAGTGACCTTGGCTGTTGCAAACGCTCCCGCACTGTACAACGTGCCCGAAGTGTTGCTTTGCGTGCTGACCGCGCCAGCACCAGTTACCAAGAAGCAACCGCCAACTGTTCCGCCAGCACCTGTGATGGTGTAGGTAATGGCTGTTGCCGTCTTTGTGGTCACGTTAGTTGGGGTAGTGCCCGAAGATGTCGCGGAGCCAAACGATGCCGTGCCTCGCACAGCAGAGCCGCCAACGGTGTAGTTGACAAACTCAGTCCAGCCCGCGTGAGTGACCATGGTGTCCGCTGCAGCAAAGGTCGGGCTGGCCCCGGAAATCAAACCAAGGAATGGGCCCACAGTAGTGTACGAAGAGCCAGACAGCAACGTGTCCAACATCAACTGCTTGCCTACGGCGTTGACCAAGTTAGGGAACGAATCTTCCCATTTAATGTTGCCCTCAGCATCGCGGCACACCACATGGTAGCAACCTTCAATGCCAACGGACTCGGAGCCGGAAGCGTGGGTCTGCAGGGTGATTTGGGCGTTATCGCCAAAGTTTGACAGTTCGCGTTGCATGCTTGCTCCTTATGAAAAACGGATAAGCGCGGCATCAGCCGTGTTAACCGGTGTCTGCACAGTGAAAGTTGTAGTGGCCGTTTTGTCTGACCCAAAATCCAACACAGCCACAGCAAGGTTGCTAAGGCTCGTATTGTAGATAAGTGCGCCGCGAGCAGTGAAGTTGGCGGGGTTCCAGACCACATCAGCAAAATCAAGGTACGCGGTTGTGCCCGAGACCAGCACCGTCACACCGGTAAGCACATTGCCCCCAGCGGTGTACCCCGTACCGACAACCTCACTGGTTGTGGTGTACACCAGCGTGCCAGCGCCGAGGTCCGCATTGGCTGTGTACAAAGCCATCTTGAGCGTGCCTGTAGCCAGTGCCTGCAACGCAACCAGCTTGGCCTGCGTGGTGAGTGTTTGGTCAAACGCCATATCAAGTCACCGCCTGTCGGTATTGGCCAGAACGGTACGCGTCCTGACGCTCCATACCATCGCCCAGACGCTTGGCCATGCCCAGTGCTTCTTTGTACTTGCCGTCGTACAGAGCAACCATATCGGCCTCACCCTTCATGAACGTGATCGCTTCGACCAAAGAGCCGTACAGCAGCACAGTATCAAAGTTGTCACCCAGCCAAGTGCGGCCATCGGCCGCGACTGAAAGCGACTCGGGGTAGTAATAATAGTGCAGCTCGACGTTGTACACCGCGTTTGGCGTTGGGCCAAGGATAAACGTCAGCTCGTCCGTGATTACCGGGGGAGCCGCATTTGTTGTCGTTGGGCCAAACAATGCGTAGTACTTGGGAATCGCGGTCGAGGTAGGGTTGCCGAATGAAGTTCACATCCTTGTTAAGCAAGAACTCGTAGTTGCCAAGGGCGTCAACCACCGCCAGTGAGTACACCGCCAAGAAGTCGTCAGGGCACGACAGGTACTTGTTGTTGGTCGAGGTCACGCCCATCACGTTTTTGCGAATAGACGGGAACTGCACCGTGTTGAAAATACGCTGCTCAGCCTGTTGCACAAACACCGGGATGTTTGAGACAAAGTCCTGATCAAAGTTCTGCGTGTAATCGCAGATAGCAGCTTGCAACTCGGTGTAGGTCATGCCTTACCTCACGCCATTGGGCCACGGGCCATGACGCCCTTCGTGGCGCAGCCAGTGCCACGAATTTTGATGCCCGAGGTTTTGGTCGGCTTGTAGGCGTTGCTGTGGTTGGTGCCCACGGAGACATTCATGTCTTTCATGTACTTCTTGTTGTCCGTGTCGGGCAAAACGGCCTGCGTGGCAGCAGGCTTGGGGGAGCGGTACGTTGCCATATCAGGCTCCTTTGCGGCCGGGAGATTTTTGGTTGGCAATCTTGGCCAAACCACGCCCCATTTTCAGCATGTCGCTGTTGGTCTTGCCGCCAGCACGCAGCTTGGTGGGCTTTGCACCGGGGTGCATATTTGCTTCGTGCTTGCGCACTGCTTTCTTTGCGTCCATGATGAACTCCTTAAGATGTTGAGATTGTCACTTGACCGACTGCAGCCGTCAATACCAAAGTGTTTGGCGTCAACGCATCATCGAAGAATCGGGAGCCCCCAACCGGGGCCCAGCCCCACTGAATGTCCCGGCTGCCGCCTGTTGGAAAGCCTGCCACGTTGGGGCCTGCCGTCACGTATGTCGTATCCCTGCGGGGGTTGCGCACCGCTTGTGGATCGTCCACAGGGTACATGCCCAATTGAAGCTGCGGCTGATCGGGGTCAAAACAGGAATCACATACAAGAATATTAACCTGTTTGGTCTTGATGATTTCCTTGCGCAGCTCTGTGAGCTTGAAGCGGAAACCACAACGATCGCACTGGGCGATCGAGTTCTTGGCACTGGCGAACCGATTGCCCATTTATGTGCCGCTCCCCAGATACTGGCGACGGGGAACAAACCGGATAGCCGCTTTTTCGCGGTCCTCTTCCGAGGCCAGTTGCCATGCTTCGTCGTATTGTTCTTTCAAGACACCCAAACGCTCAGCTCCGCCGGGCACTTTCAGGGCCAAGTAGTAGGCCAAACCGGCCACCATGCAGGGAAGGAACCTAAACGGCATGTCCATTGTGTTAACCCCATCACCCGCATTCTGGATGCGGCGCAAGCGCCAGTACACAAACGTGTAGGTCTGGGTGTTGTCTGGCACAGGCCAAACGGTGATGCGTGGTGTGTTCAAACGCTCAATCCACACTTGGATTGGCCGGGCTTGCTGCAGTTTGTTTGGGATTGTGGCGTAGGTAGAAACGCTGATACGCGTGATGGTCAGGTCCGCTTGTGTCGATGCGCTCCCCGCGCCCGTTCGGATGACGTGCTCAAGCAGGTCCACGGTGTCTTCGGGTAAGTTGTAGGTAGCCGTACCCGGCACCAACGCAATCGAGCCCTGCTCGTAGGTGAACATGTTCAGCCCACGGTTGGCCCAATCGGCAAACATCAAGTTCATCGACCGACGGGCAGTGCGCAGGTCGTAGCCGGTCCGCATCTCCGAGCCCACGCGCTCGAACGCCTCCTCGACGATTTCCGTCAAGTCGAGGTTGAAATTAGCGACGCCGGATGTTGCCATTATCTAAAACCTGCTGTTTTCTTTGCGATGGTCTTGGGCTGAGCTACGAACTGTTTGCCCGCCGCTTTACCAGCACGCTTGGCTTTTGTGGTGGCCGCATACTCTGCGGGGCTGAGCGATTTTATCGCCTTCTCCGGCAGGTAACGCTCACCTGTTTTTGAAGACGGCTTCCCGCTCTTGGTGCGCCACTTCTGGTCGCCCCAGTCTTTCAGGGATTGCTGGGGGGCTTTCATGTCAGTCCCTATACCCACCGCCAGCGGCTTTGTACTTCTTAGCCACAAGCTGTGCTTTACGGGCTGACCACTGGCCAGCCCCTGTACCCTGCGTTGCTGCGGCCTTTACCTGAGACACAATC